TGCGATTTTGACTCTTGTAGATAATCTTTTGCTAATGAGTTTAAATCAAATCTGAACCTATTCTCATCCACGAGTGGTGCTGCAATTAGAGTGTCTATTATTTTTCCTTTGATGTCAATATTCATCGTCTTTAACCAGCCTACATCATAGAAAGCATTATGAAATATATAGTTGACAGACTCATAAGAGCACTGTTTACGCAACCACCTGGTAACTAATTCTTTATCCATGTTGGGCGGTGTTTCGTGGGCAATGGGATAATAACCACACCAACCTTCTACTGCAACAGCAATACCGACTACTTCGCCGTGCTTACGTATATATCCTGGTCCTGTATCTTTTATACCAGGGTCACGTGTTTCTAAATCAATTGCTATCTCGTCATAACCAGATAGATCAGGGAAGTGATCAGGCATCAGCCATTCACTTGGCATACGGTGTGCTTTAGGAAACCAATTAGGTTGTTCTTTCATCTATTTCTCCAGCTATCGCAGCGTAAGCAGCTAAATCAACATAGCTATCTTTTTTATGTGCGTGTTTTAATCTGGCTATTTTAACAAGACCCATACATATAGCAACATCATGTGGTGTAATATCTTTATCAAGATATGCGCTCCATAACTTAGCAATGTTTTGATGGTTTGTTAATTTATCACCATAATCTTCTTGTCGATCACCACCAACAAGTTTCTCTGCTTCTTGTAAAATTTTTTGACAAATCATATTGTTACCTTTCGCTGTCTCTCACTGCCATAAAAATAGGTTCGTATTCATATTGTTTTGTTGTTTGTCTAACGAGATGTAATTCTTCTTTAGCTCTAGTTGCTGCAACATAAAATACTCTTGCTTCATCATCTCTTCCTTCTTGACTAGACATCATTGCATTATGTGGACCATAACTCATATCTGCAATTAACATTACTTTTTGTCTTTCGCCACCCTTGGATGCATGAATAGTAGATACTTCAATTCTTGGTTTAGTTTCCAAATTAAATCCAGACTCTAAAATATTTCTTAAATATGCTTCTTGTTTTCTAATGTTTTTACCATTTAACATATCATACCATACAATATCTTTTACGTCTTTGTTTATAGTTTGTGTATCTCCCAGCTCATCTTCTATTTTTAAAACTACATGTCTTTTTAATCCAAAGTGTTGAAATAACTTTTCCATGTCAAACATTTCATCAGGGTCTCCTTTAAATTCTCCATGTCCTCTGCTTATTCTAGTGCTGTCCATATTTTTATATAAAATAGAAATATCAGCACCAATAACTTTTTCTCCTCTGCACAAAGCGGTCCAACTTTTAATTGCTTTTATATAATCATATTGAATATAGTTCTTTCCATACACTTTAAATATGTGTCCGTTTTGAATCAAACTATCAATTACTTCTTGCACAACTGCGTGAGTTCTACATAAAATTAACCACTCTCCTTCTTTAAGATGTTCGCCTAAAGGTCTGGAAATTAAGACTTTTATATCTCCGTTCTCTTGTCTAGGTAAATATTCTTTTTGCACTCTGCGTGAAATATTATGTGCTAAATTTGTGGCAAGTTTGTGCACTCTCAAAGGAATACGATACGATTGTTGTAGTTGTATAATCTCATTACCTGACGTTTGATTTGCCATGTCTATAAAATTTTCTATGTCAGCACCTGCCCAACGAAATATTGCTTGATCATCATCGCCTGCTACATATGTTTCTTTTGCACCTGATTCTTTTTGTATCTTATCGACTACTTGCCATTGATGTAAGGACAAGTCTTGAGCTTCATCTATAAGTAAATATTGAAGATTAGGAACTTCCCCATGTTTCAAAAAGTTTATAAAGTAATCATGGTATTCTAATTTTCTATTTTTTATTTTGTACTTAGATAGATCTTTATCCATTTGACGTATTATATCTCTAGCGCCTTCGTTACTTACTTTTCTATATTTTAATATTTCTGTTAATCTGTTTTCATCATTGGGATATTTAGCGTGTGCTAAATTAATTATGTCTTGATACTCACTGCCAGGAGTAGGCATAGATATATCTACACCATTTCCTTTTTTCATTTTGTTTACAAACTTTCTTTTTGTGTCTCTTGATAATTGATCATAGTCATCGCCATCCATGATATCATCTTGACGTAACTTTAATTGCTTATAGGCAATAGAATGAAGCGTGCAAAAAAACGGAAACATTTTTTTAACATTGTCTCCAACCTTTTCACCAGTGCTGGTATCAATACCCATAACTCTGTCTCGTATTTCTTCAGCAGCTTTGACAGTAAAACTAAGATACGCTATTTCCGTGGGCGGTGTGCCGCGATCTAAAAACTCTTGTACTTTGTTTTTTAAAAAAGTTGTCTTACCTGTGCCAGGAGGGCCTATAACTATTTTTCTATGCATTAGTAAATTTTTTCTTTCTCTTTTATCTCAGGATCTTGAACCTCGTATTCTTTCTCCATTATATCAACAGGAACTTTTAAACACCGTGTAGATTTGTTTTCTTCACCCTCTGCTTTACCAGAAGTATTCTCAAGCGAGTGTTCACAATTAAATTCTTTCATTAGTATTTTAGAGGCTAAACCCTTGTCAATGTTGTATTTTTTTCTACTAAAATACTCATAAAGATAGGCTGTTTTAAATATATAAAAATTATTATCTGTGTATGTTTGACCAAGACGTATGTCTCTTTTAGACTTAGCCCCTCTTGTGTTATCAATAAAGGTTTGTAAATGTCCTAGCAGCTCTCCTTCTTTTGTATTTTCTGAAGGTAAGTATACTATTCTTTTTTTAGCTGCCATGTCCGCCAATAATTCATTTTTTGTTTCATGCCATTCTAACTTACTTTTTGGAAAAGGTTCCCAGTTTGTTTGTAATGTTACAGCATGAGAAAATGTATCCCAACCATTTGGTTTAAAACATTCATTTGGTATCTCTACTAATTTTCCGTTTACGGTAACTTCATAAAAAGGATTCTTACATTCATACTTAGTTAAACTATATATGTCGTCCTCTGCACCTTTACCTACACCAAACTTTTTTTGTTTACATCTAGGCTTGTTACAAACATTAGCGAACAAAGGTAAGTTACATTTAAAGAAATACTTTTTTTCGTTTTGTACTTGTTTAAAAATTGTTTGAAATTCTTTTATGTTTAATTGTGGCTCACAATACTTAGCATTATATTCTAGTAGTTTATTTTCTAAATCTTCAGGAAAGCGTTGACGTAAGTATATTCCTATTTGAAACAGCCCTTCGTTTCTTTGACCCGAACCTAATTTGTCTGCACATAGTTTTACTAAACAAGGAGGGGCATGCTCAAAATCTATCTTAAACGTGTCATCAGTATGCGTTTCTGGTATGGCTACAATGTCGATATTATCAACGACTTTTTGATCATAATATTCTAAAAACTTATCGAGAGAAAGTCTCTCACCTTTATCATTAAATGCATATCTTGTTGGAAAGTCTGGATCGTTATATGGCAAATTTAAAAAATTACCTGTGCCATTTTCATTTAACTCAAATTGTTTTGGAAAGATTTCTGCCTTTGGATGTCCAATCCAAACTGATATATCTTTTAATTTCATATGCATATCTTTTGCAGACACTTCATTTTTTACAAAAAGAAATATATGAGCGCCCCCACTTTTTGACCTACATACAACCAACGGTAATTTTGATTCAGACAATTTATTGATTAAATTTTTGTGATCAAAACCGTCATAAGAGTCTATGTCTATAGCTCCCCAAGCGCATAAATTTTCTTCATTAATAGGAATTATACCAATAGAATTCACACCTCCACTCAGATGTTCTTCCCAATCGTTGTCTGTTATTTCTCTTTTAATTACAAAAGAAGAAGAGGACTTTTTATTTTTTTCGTTAGTCTTTTCGCCAGTTCTTGTCTGACCAAAGGCTCTACTTAAACCTCTGAATATATATTTAAATTTTTCTTTTGCATCCATAGTCATCTTTCTTATTCGTAATAGAGGGAGCAGTTATTAACTGTAGGAGGAAAATGATGCCCCCTCTGTAGTGTCTAAGTGTTTTAGTACGGACTTTGACCCGTATTGTCAACACTTTCGTCATCATGCTTAACCTTTACTTCACCAGCATCTACAGACGCGGAGAAAGCTTTTGCTTGTGAGTACAAGTCAGCATCTTCGATTGGACCAATCCTAGAGACGTCCCAACCAAACCATTCACCCAAATCATTAGATTCTGCCATCGTTTTGAGTGAGTAAATGTGAGAGTATGAAGGAGGTGTAAATAACCCCTTCGCACCTTTAAGCTTTAACCCAAGCATCAAAGAATTCCATCTTTTAGACTTTTTTCTTTGTGTGCTTTTCATAGCGATAAGGGCCTGTGACCAGATCCCATTTTCACTTTTAACTAAACAAAAATGATTAGCCGTATCTTCGATATAGTTACCATTGGATAGCCTATCTTTACGTTGATCATCTCTTGTTGTTTTTGACAGCACATCACTGTCTCCTGGATAGATATTAACAGGAGCACCTGTGCCCTTGCCTCTATCTTGCCATTCAATATATTGACGTTGATATGAACAAGGTATGACCTGTACCCCTTTATCTCCGTTAAATATTTCTTTTGTCAGCGTATTGTAGATCATACCACTTTCCGCTCCCTCAATGTATTGAGGATCTCTCTTCTTAATCTGTGGTGATGTATCACTCAGAATACGAAGAAAAGG